GTCTGTAGCACATCCGAAGGATAAAGCTTTTCTAGCAGGGGATTTTAAAAATTTTGATGGAACATTGATGACTTGTCTACTTTGGGAGGTTTACGAAACAATTGAAAAATTTTATAATAGAGACAATAATAGATTTACACAAGCGTTATGGTTAGAGATAACTGATTCACGTCAGATTTTTGGAAATGCAGTAGCACATATTGCAGCAGGGCAACCTTCAGGCAATCCAGCCACTACATTTGTAAACACTATGTATAACACTTCATTACTATATTTAATAATTTCAAAAATACTTAAAAATAAGAATACACCAGAAGCTTTCGAAATATTTTCAGATTTAACTAAACATATACGTATTGTAACATATGGGGATGATAATTTAATGTCATTCTCTTTAGCTTTAAGAAAAATCCTTGATCCAAGAGAGATCACGGAGATGATGACGACATTTGGACACACTTACACTAATGACGCAAAGGATGGAAAGGAGCTTGAATATAAGACATTGGCAGAAACATCAATTTTAAAAAGAACATTTTCATATGATGAAAAACATGGATATATAGCTCCCCTTGAATTGACTTCCATCCTAGAGTGTTTGAATTGGGATAAGGTTAAACCGGAACAACGAGAACTAAAACGAGCACAAACTATTGTCAATATGCGTGTGGCAATTCGAGAATTAAGTCTCCACACGCAACAAATATTTGAAGAATATAGACAACGAATTCTCACTTCAGCAAAGAGACATAAATTAGATTTACCACCTGAATGCATGTTTACACAAAGAGATTTGCGTGACATAACACTCTGTAGTGATAATTTATTTTATTTTTCGGATGATTTCAACGTCGTAGTTGATCAGAAGCTGCGTCAGGGTATTTACTCAGAGCATGACGAAAACTCGCTCATCGATTTTCATGAACTTTGGCCGGTTCTTGAAATGAAACAATGGTCAGCAGAACAAACAAACGAAAATCAATCACAAGAAGTCACTAATCAACAAATTTTGACTTATGATAAAGAAACAACTTTTATTGAAGAAACAATACCAGCACAAAAAGACATTTCAGAAGAAAAATTTTTCCAATTTGAAGAAATTAGAGATCATACAGTTCGAGATATTATTAGTAGAGTTTATACAATAGCAGATATAACTGTCCCGACAGGTGGATTGCCTGGTGACATCTTATATACATTTGATCCATTAAGTGCATTATTATCACAAACTAATGTCAAAGCTAAATTATCTAAATTTGGAGCAATCAGAGCAAATATAGTTATAAGAACTCTAATTACAACAGCACGAACATGCTCTGGTGCTATTATGCCACAATATATACCACCACTTGGAACTCAGCGAGCATCGACTCTATTGCAGCAATCACAAGCTATACGTGAAGTTGTTCCATTGTCAACAGGAAGTCAGATTGACATTCTGGCACCATGGGTAGATGCATTTTTGGCACGAAATTTAAATTCAAACACAGGAAGCTTGGGAACATTCCGAATCTCTCGAGTTACGCCATCACAAACAGATTCATTTAAACTTAAAATTCAAATATTTTGTCCTAAAGAGTCGTTGAGAGTAGAATATCCAACATTTATTGACCAAGTAGTAACATTGAACGAACTAAAGATTGAAAAAGAACGAATTGATCAGCTGATGAAACGAATGGAAGCGCGTCCACAAATTAATGTTGTTCAAGACATCCCAAGAATGCAAATGAATTCAGTGCGAAATATCATTAGTAAATTAACATCTTCACTACCTCGCCATGATCCACCAAACACACCAATTACAGCAGTAAAATGGCAACCAGGAATGGGCATGTTGAATGATGAAGCAACCATTCCGATACATTCTTTGACAGTGGAAAA